TTGTCTATATCGGCCACTAGCTGCGGCGCTAACAAGCCTTCGTACTGGCTTACCTTCCTAGGGTACCTAGCAGGCCAAACAAAGGGCTTGTAGGACCTCTCAGCTAGCTTACGATAGACAGTAAAGGTTGTCTGTGGGGTACCAAGAATACAAATACGAGAATCATCCTTTGGTGTAAGGATTGACTCGATTTCAGTAGTTAGTTGTAACAGTTTCTCACGCATAGTCTCAGTAAGACTGTTGCCTGGGACTTCAATATCGTCCAAAATCATGAGGTCAGCACGGCTACCAGTAAGTTGACCAGTGATTCCCACTGATTTAACAGACGGAGCTTGGTGTGGGCTGCAATTAACATCAAATGATATTCTGGACCAACGGGAGTCATCAGATTTAGGACGCAAATGAGAAAGCCACGGTGTTTCAATGATCAGTTTTTGTAGAAATATGGACATGTTGTCGGCCCGTTCTTTAGAGGCCGAGATAATCATGATCTTTTTTTCAGGGTCATTGAAAAGTGTCCACAGAACAAAGGCTCCAGTAATCCAGCTCTTTCCCACACCACGGAAAGCTTGTATTTGAAGACGCTTGGGTCCAAATTGAAGGTAGTCTGCGATTGCATATTGTGCACGGGTGGGCGAAGGAAGATCAAGCTGAACCCACAGTGCTTGCAGGAACAGCTTGAAGTCATCTTGCAACGCCTGAACGACGTTGGTCATGTTTTACTAACCTTTAAATCTCTGCCTACGACCTTTGTCAGAGGTGACTGGTTTTTTAGCGGTTGTACGTCCGCGACGATTGTAAGTACGTTTTGCCATCAGCGGGTGCTCCGACGTATACGACGGCCACGTCTATTTACTTTTCCTTGACGTTTTCGGAAATTAGTTGAGGGTTGTGATTTTTTTACTCGTGCACGTAGTCCACCACGATAAGTTCGTGTACCAGAGGAAACATCTTCGCCAACCATTACGCCGGGTGCATAAGCCCTTTCTCTATAAGATTTTGCAGTTTGAGTTTTTTTTGTTTTTGTTGGTGCTGCTTTAGCCTTAGGAGCAGCCTTAGCTTTTGTAGTGGGTTTTGCGTTTCGCGTAGCCTTATTAGCATCGCTAAAAAACATCTTGAAAATGCGATCAGCAGATTGCCTAAATTTTTCTTGAGTGATGTCACCCCTTTTAAGCTGCTCTCTTAATTCGTCGTATTTGTCGTTAGCGGCTTTTTTGGTAAGCTTCATTAGTTAATGTGGGATAAAATAAGTGATTCTCGAAGTAGATTTTTTCCAAATTGCTTTCTCATCCAAGAGCGCCAATGGAGGCTCCCTTTGTCCTGATTACAACAGGCACACGCTGGTACGACATTTGATGTGATGTCTTCACCCCCAAGAGAACGAGGATGAACGTGGTCAAGTGTAAGTTCGTGTAATTCATAGGTCTCTCCACAATAAACACATGTGCATCCAAAGTGTTCTTTGATGCTGCGCCTCCAAAGGCGCTTTGCTTCAGAGGACGTCATGGTTATTAGGTTGTAAATGTAGTGATCAGGAGTAGGAAGTAAAGGAGTCATGTAAACGCATTGAACTGCTATGCGTAGCGTTGTTTCATACGTGGACGGCGGCGGTTCTTAGAGGCATTTTCTGTCTTGCCTTTACCAGGACCTGTATGAGATGCGTCTTTGCCGTCTCCGTTGCCGTACGTACCAAGCTTGCGGTTGAGCTTGTTTGCAGCCGTACGAATCTTGAGACCCTTTTGTGTTTTGTTGTAGCGTGCCTGCTGCTTTAGCCTGCGCCGCTTTGCTCGTGGGTTAGATTTGTAGTAGGAAGATGTGTTCACCGTTTTCCGTACAGTCTAGATTGAACAAGTTCTGGGTCAACTTCTGGCATTACAGCAGCAAGTTTGGCAAGTGGGCTGCTTTCCAATGCAACACCACTGATGTCATTGGTCTTCAGCCAATCACACGCTGCTTTTAGGTCTTGTGTTGTAGCCTCGCCTGATTTAATGCGAGAGAGAAACTCTTTAGTTACCAGATTGTGCAGTTCGTTGAACTGATCCTCCGTTGCTTTCTTTTTCATACGTTGTAGCCTTTGCGCTGACTAGGAAGCCTAGCTTTTTTTATAGTAGGCACCCACATTTTCATGTGTGGGTCATACACTTTCTTAGTGCCCATTCGCTCTGTATTTCCAGCAGCATCACTTCCGGGTCTTGGTCTGTAACCGGGACCTGCTTGTGCAATCCTAGTTGGTTTCTTGGGTTTTCTTGTTCTTTTGTTCATTTGTCAGCAACACAATGGGTACGATGTCGTGACATATAGCTTCGACACGACTGCCTGGCCTAAATGTAAAGCCAGCTTTCATAATTTCTGTACACTTCAATGCTCTCGTCAGCTCGTACTGAAGCCGCATTGTCTGTTCATGCCTACGTGCTATCTGTTTGCACTGTTCAATCATGCTGCCGTCTAACGGAATCATGAAAGACATCTGCATACCGTAGTTGTTAGACCGAACATAACCGTCAGCTTCATACGGAATCGTGTCATTGCCCATGTAGAACGGGCTAAATGTCATTGTAGCTCCGTTACATGAGTTATTAGCACCAAATATCTGTCTACTTGGTGCACCATTATTCTGAAATTGTACAGCTTGGTTAGTAACATTTCCCGTTGCGGCTGCAACAGGTGATGATGTGTTTTGTACCTTCGGATCTTCTGCGTATGCAGGTGTTGTTACTGCGAGAAGATAGAGAGCGAGGTAGTGGTAGATGTGGAATCGATGGTTTCTGTGACGTCGATTGTCTCTACGATTCCTGCATCGCGGGTGGTTATCTCTAGTGACCATGGGTCTCCAGCGGTGGTAACTGAAAAGGTGGTGCCACTACCACTAATATCTGCACTGGGAGTTACATTAGACCCAGACCAGCTATTGTAATCACCCCCATACACCTCAGTCTCAATAGTACGTTCGATGTCAATGGTGGTAGTTGTGGTGGATTGCATCGACCCCTGGGTAAACTGTGGGGTGACAGTCTGTGCTGAGACTGGAGCAGCCAACAGCAACAGCAAAAGTAGTTTTTTCATTTTGTTGGGTCAGATTTAGAGTTCTTATCTACACGAGAAATACCATAGGAAGCTAAAGTCCCACTGAGCAAAGATGCAACAAATGTTGGGTCCATCTTCTGCAACATTCCCATGTAAGATGCAGTCAATACGCCTGCACTCCAAAACAGGACAAGTGCTTTCACGATCTCTCCGCAAAAATCACTCAGCCACGTGTGGTGTTTCTTCTCCATCTTTTTTCTTCCGGGTAAGTAGTTTTTTAAGCACGGGCTTCAAAACAGTTACTGTCCGTTTGAAAATTGCAGTGGCTGTAAGGGTGGCTGCAACGGATACAGTCGCAGTTGTACCAGCGGTGACTAGTATTTCATTACTAGGCAAAGGGACAGTAAAATCAGTAGCAGGAATATCCACATAACGGATGTCACTCGGTGGTTTTATTGCTGGTGGTGGTGGTTTAGGTTTTGGTTTTTCTTCCGATGTCTTGGATCCTTTGACCCCTGGAGGTGGCCGAAGGTCGCTAGGAGGCACCACAAGCGGCTTGTAAGACGGCAAATCAGCTCGTGGTACCTCTAGTACCGGACGGGGTAAAACAACGGGCTCAGGGAGCCTTAGAGACGGTAGTACCGGAGGCTCTCCTAAGTCCATCAGCCATCACCAAACAAGCCGCGTTCGAGAACGTCAACGGCTGCGTCGTCTACAGTGTTGTCAGACTTCTCAGCAAGTTTGCGGAGCAGGTCAACAATAAGACGCTTTACTTTGTCGCTACCGAGGAACGACATCAAAACTGGACGGATAATGGTAATCATTGTTTTAGATAGATAAGGGTTTACTCAGCGGGTTCAGGCGTGTTGCCTTCGGCTAGCCACTCAAGATACTCTTGATAATCAGTGTTTGACGGATCAGGAAGAAAAGACACATTGGTGCCAACGATGCTGATACACATCAGTTCACCGTATTGATCGTTAATAAGCTTGTAGTTCATAGGTCAGCACTAAAAGATAGGAAACAGTTTGCATTCTTGCTAAGCAGGTTGGTGCCGACAGCAGAACCAGATCCACCGCTTACGAGAACAGCAACAGTGACGGAGTCAGAAGAACCAGCGTTTGCGTTAATAGCTGTTGGTGTAGCTTTACCTCCCCCCGTCAGACCCTCCACGTCAAAATCACCCAAATCAGAAAAATCAATACTGGGAGTACCTCTCATCGTAGTCCGTAACCATGTTGTAGGAAAAGAAGCGGAGATACTTCCATTACCTGAGACAGCCATCCGCGTATTAGCCGCCGGTGCTGTCAATTTTTGGAAGTATCTTTGACACTCAATCAGATTTTGAGCATAGCTTTTATGTTCAAACGAAGTTGCCTTAGAACCTATTTCTAACTGAACGCCAGTCAGGTAAAACTCGTTAGAAGTATTGTCAAAAAAGTTGTCCTGACCTGTTACGGCGTGGAAAGTAGGGCTGGAGTTGTCTACCCAAGTTGTATCTTCTGAAAAAATGTCATCAGGACCAGAAGCAAGCCACCATTCAATCTCAAAACCCTGATTGTTGTTATTTCTAATTGCTGTGTCTAAAGCTGCTCCGTTTCCTTCAAAAGTTAAAACAACTCTTTGCCAACTACTTGTGACATTAAAGCTTCGTGTTTGAATATGACGGTTAATAGAGGAATCACTAAATTGAACAGCGCAGCTGTATTGTTTTGCTGTTCCTTTTACGTAAAAGGAAAGTGTTAAATCCTTTGCGCTTGCGCTGCCAAACTCAAAACTTTGAAGATTCTGACCTT